AGGAGTTTCACATCCCGTTGATTTAGGAAGCGAAGGAATTGCTCTTGTTGATGTCTCCAAGGATGGAAGCAATATGAAGATTGCACTGAATAAATCATACACGGGTACAAAATGGGTATCATTTATTGCAATAGGAAGCTTGTAAATATTTCTTTTATAAATCATCCATAGTAAATTGGTACTGTAATGGTCTCGTACTGGCTTACGGCTTTTCCATACGGTGTAATTTTTACTGATCCATCAGATGCAATTACACACGTCCCTGTCGCTCCATTGCTCCCGCTAAATGCCATTGTGGTAGATCCAGTATAGGGGACATAGGTTTTGGCGATTGATCCAACAGATAATGTTGTGCCAGTTGATATTGCAGATCCTGAACGCTGGAAAGATAAAATTCCAGTCTTTCGAGTCGCGCCTGAAGATGCGATCCGCACCAAATCTATAATAGTGCTTCCTCCATTCCATCCACTAGCAGCTGTAAAAGATGTAATGGTCCCACGATTTCTCATTGCGTCGGAATCAAGGTTTTTATACGCATCAGCTAAGGCTTTACTGCTAGCCGCGACTCCATCTGCTGCAGCTCCGGCACTGGATGTGTAGTTGTCGGAGATTTTCAGGTGCCCAAAGGTGGTTGGTGATCCTTTGCCATAAGTGGAATCAGCAGATGCATGAGATTTGGGAGCTTTCTCAGCCAGGGCTCCAGAAGTAGCCTGGGAGTCACTATACAATTGAGTGTACAGGTCCTTCAGCACCTTCCCCTGCGCCGCCGAAAGAGGAAGCCCAGCATTGTCTGTCACGCAGTTATTAACGATCTGCCCGGCATGCAATACGAACTGCAGTCCGGCTTTTAAATTTCTGAAGAACTGGAAGAAATTCATCTTCGACTTCATGGTTTCAAGAAAACTTGGAAAGCTGCTAATCCCTTCCACTGTTCCAGAATCATCAAACTCTGGACTTTCAATATCCATAATATCCTGCACTGTTGCAGTTCCGGCCGGATTCACGGTAAGCGTGATCTGTGACGCATTCTGCACTGTGTACTGAATATTGTATATGTACGCTGACGGGGAGATGTCACTCTGCACCGGCATTTCATCTGGAGTTGTCGCTTGTGTGACAGAAAATAATGTTTCCGCTCCGCCCTCAATCTTGGCATAGAGTCCGATCGTCTCGATTCGATACGTCTGATCCACTCCATCATTATCGAAGCGGACACTCACCTGTGCCACATTTCCGCCCAGTACTTTACTGTCAAATGGCAGCACACTCTGCACCACATCCTGTAGCCCAGTCAGTGCCGGAACATCGGTTCCCACCGGATATGAATAACTTGATGTTTTTGCGCTTGTGAAAATTAAAGGTTTCTCATTCGCTAACGCTTGCGCAATAAGGTTCTGTCCATTCTCTGTTACAATGGCCGCTCTATATACTCCCATCGTTTTTTCCTCCTATTCGTTCGATATTGTCTGAATCTTGGTGCCTGATACCGCTCCACCTGTATTTGCCACCTCTTCGATGTCATAAACGGTATGTCTGTAAATTGTCTGTACAAATACCCGTGAAACGGCTCCTGCTGCGTACAGGCGGCACGGAACACGGTTTGTTGTCTGCTGATTGGCAAGAATCTGAATGTGAGCTGGAACAACATCCCACAAAAGATCATAAAGAAGGTCGATCGCCCCGTAACGGTCTGATGTAACTTTTATCTTCAGCTTACAAGCTGCTGAATCAACGGACATCTCATATCCGTCTTCCCCGTACAGCTCCGTGAGCTTGTCTCTCAGAAATTCAATGGAAAAGGGAACGATCGTGTTGTATTTCTGCAGTACCCGTGCTCTCCGGTATTCCATCGTGTCTCCAAAACGATACGTGACCCCTAGGAGCTTTTCATAATACGCAATCGTCTCCTCATCACAGGTTGCGATGTAATTGTTGTCCTTCACCTTCTCGCTTGTTTCATCAAGCTTGTCAAGACTGTATCCATGTGCTTTTAATATCTCTCTGAATTCGATGATTGGCCGGAAGTATTCCGGCAACTGTCCTCTTAAAGTTTCTTCCGCTCTACTCACCGTTGATTACCACCGTCCCCAGTACCGGCACCTGCTGCAATGCAGATGTCTCTGTAAGCTTCAGATCTCCGCTGACGCCGTTGATCTTTACATTGGACACATTGACAACATCCTGGATCGTCAGGATGGAATAGATGATCCTGGACGCGTAGACCGTGACCGCATACGTGATCTGATGGGATTTTATAGCATCTCCCCATGCTTTACAGAGCGTATCCAGATATTCCTGAATCTTCTGCCTGATCTGATTTTTATAGGTTTCAACACCGTTCGGCATCGTCTCTACAAAATCGATGTCACATGTAATATTTAAAGTCAACGCTGTGCCTGTTGTGATCGTCACGGCCGCGCCGATCGGTGCGATCCCATATCCGTCTGCGGATGGTACGCTGCCGCCATCTTCCGGCGGGCAGATGATATTCTGAACTTTCTGGACTGTAGCTGGAAGCGCCGGCCGAAGATCATCCCCGAGGATGCTGCAGAGGACGGTCCCGCCGCCCTTCCATGCCGGATATACCTGCACGGCTCCAACTCCTTCAATTGACAGAATCTCATTTTTATAAGAGGAGATATTTCCGCCGAATGCAGCGACATCAAACGTCTCATAGAACCGGCTTCTCAGCGCTTCATCCGTCTCCTCTTCCGTTCCGGCCATGATGATATCTCCCAGAACTGCGGAGGTAAGATTTTCCACCGGCGTAATTGGGAGCAGATTCCCGGAATAGTTGTTTCCGGATATTCCCGTATCCTTGCACTGCATCGCATAGACGTATTCCGGCCCGCCTCCGGAGATCCGGTCTCCGGTCACGAAGATCTTGGAATCTGCCCCGTTGATCGTCTTGAATTCCGACCCGGATGGAACTGCGGTATTAAAGGTTCCTTTCCGGACTGCTGCCGTTGCCTGTTTTCTGGTAAGTCCTCGCGTTTGAACGATCTTATCCAGGCAGTCACCGACCGCAGTGGCCGGATAGGCGTTATCCTGAATCTGCTTTAAGATCATGTAAACCCCTTCCAGATACCAGGCCGCCGGTCCAATCGCTGTCTGGATCATGCTGCCTTCCCTGGTGTCAATGTTGGGATCCACCTGGTCCAGCATCTCTTTCTGAATCACTTCCCTTGTATATCCGCTAAAATCGATCACACACTCACCTCCTCCGTCAATGTTCCATATACCGTTTTCACATCAAAGCTACAGCTCAGCTCTCCCGGTATTTTTTCCGTAAATACAAAATTTTCCACTGTAAGGATTCGGCTGTCTCCTGAAAATGCATCTTCGATCCGGCGGGGAAGTTCGCTTTCGATGTAATCCCGTTCTTCTCCCACCAGGTTCTCCAGTTCACTTCCAAAATCAGACGAATAGATCTGCCACCGGAACCGTTCATTCTGAAGGATGATCTCCACGGCCTGACGCATTGCAGGAAGTCCTTCATCCATGCCGGAGACCTGTTTCGATGACCAGTCGATCAGGAATGTCCTTGTCGGTTTTTCCACATGATGCAGGGTCACATCAAGCCCCACACCTTCCGGTAATACTGCCATGATGACCTCCTTATGTGATCTTTGATAATACAATAAACTGCTGCCCTTTTTGGACTCGGAGGAGCAGGACCTTGTCTCCCGCTTTTAACCCTTCCGTGACTGTTACTGTTCCACCGGCGCCACCCTTCACCTGCTCCGTCCGCTCGATGACGTTGCTCGTCAGGATCAGCGCATTCCCGGAAATCGGCGGCAGGGATGTATCTGTCTGGATCGTGAGCGGAGAGGTCTTTGTGACGGTCCCAGTGGCCTTGTCCGTCATTTTTATCGCATTCATATAGTTTTTTACGATCTCCTGAAGGACTCCAAGAAGTTCCGTTGTCATATGATGCTCACACCTCCCAATTGTTCAAATGATTTCACTTCAATCTGCATGGTATGGTCCTCTCCTTCCCATTTCTGCGTCACCTTTTCTGCAAGGAGCAGCCTCGACGTGGCAAGATCTTCAATATCCCCGACCTTAACCGGCAGAATCATGCCGGCACGGATCTCCGGCACTCCGATTGCCTCCAGCTTCAACGTCTGAAGGACCCGGTTGTAATACTGGAGATATGCCTCACACATCTTGTCGATCTGTGCCTCATTCAGGTTCTCATCCACCTCATCATAATACTGCAAAAGCCCCCACTTTTTGATCGTATCGGTGTCTTCATGCACGTACACGTCGGTGCGTCCACTCTTTTCATTCTTCCGGGCAAGCTTCACGCGGTTATAGGTATCAGAATCAATATCACGCTTATAGGTGTAGTCTGTTACCAAACTGCCATCTCCTACCATTGTGTTCGTAAACCAGTTTTTCGCTTCCACAAGCGTCAGTTCTCCGGCTTTATCGTACAGGATGAAGATCTTCCCGGTCTGGACAATGGTCTCTGACAGCGCGTCAAATACAATGTTCAGACAGTCCTCATTTTCCTTCAGAAATGTCGGAAACACATACCCGGTTGTTTCCAATGTTCCTACTTTCAAGCCAAAGTCTCCGGCAATCCGCGTAAGGATCTGTTCAAAACTCATGTTGTCAAGGGAATAGCTGGCATTCGCTTTCAGGTACCGAAGCTGATCATAGGCGGTATAGGTTGTCTCACCATCCCGTGTGCGCTCGATCGTAAATACAAACCCTTTAAACAGTTTCACACCATCTACGCTGTACTCCACCGAGCTTCCCTCCGGAATCCCGATCGGACCATCCTCCAGACAGGAAAACTTTAACTTTCCAGGCGCATCCATCCGGTTCGTCGTGAACTCGATCTCTCTGGCAACCTCTATGTATTCCATGATCGTTATCAGGTCTGAACCATCGGGAGCTTTTCCTTTTATTTGGACCTGCAATGATCTCTCCATCTTTCATCACCCCGTAATCTGCAGCTGGCTTTCCTGTACCCATCCATAGGATCCGACGTGGACCGGATACGGGTTCCCGGAAACGATCCGAGTCACCGTAGTGCTCAGGTTGTTGGCCGTTCCATGAGGTCTCCCGCCGTAGCTGTCATAGCAGTATTCCCCGTTTACGATCACCGCGGCACCGACACGAAGGACCGGGGATTCAACCGCCCTCGGAGTCTCTGTGGATGCCTCAGCGCTTGCCTGCCCTGTGGCAGGAGTCTTTAATATCGAGACGATCTTCGGTGCATAGGAGCGATACTCCTGTAATTCCAGGCTGTAATAGATATCTTTGGGTTCCCCGCCCTTATCCTTCGTCTCAAAGTTTGAAACAATGCATTTCATATTGGTGTCGGATCCACCGGACCTTGTGATGATCAGACGGCAGATCTGCTTTTTCTTCAATGCTTTTTCAAAATATTTCAGATAATAGGATGGAGATTTTGCCCCACCGTTTACATACACGGCCTGGCGATCTCCCGGGAAAAAGGATTCCCAGGATACCTCTTTTAAAGAAGGTTTCCTGGGAACCACGATCTCACCCACACCGATGACGTCATACGTTTTATGGTCTGTCGGATTTTTTATTTCAATCTCTTCCGGGTTTACCGGGAGCTTTACCTTCTTTCCGGCAAATGCCAGATAGATCGAACATCCGATTTTTAATTTTGCCATGAACACACTCCTTTCATCATCCGTGCGATACCGATGTCTGGGAGTTCATCTGCTCGATGAGCATCTTCCGGATATAATCCGTGACATCATCGGCCGTCAGGTTTCCACCCGCTGATTCCGGAATCGACACATTGATTTCCGGTGCCAGAGTCTTCAGCTCGATCTTATTCATATACCGTCGTTCCGCAAGATCCCGGTAGATTTTCAGATCTTCATCTGACAATTTGATATCATCCACCTTGCCGACTTTTCCAACCTTCGCGACCTTATCGATATTGTTTCCGCCGGAAAGGTCCAGGTCGTTGAAGCTTCCCGCGAGTTTTCCAATATCAAGATCCAGATTGTCCAGTTTGGAACCGAGATTTGCCCCGTAGTTTCCCCATTCTGCCGCTGTAGCACCGATATCAAGGTTTGCCATCCGCTTAATCTGGATTGCATTCTCTCCAAAGGTATCGTCTACCCAGCCAGATAGTTTTCCGCGGAAGCCACTCACAGCCCCCTGAAGATGAGAACCTGTCAGTGCATCGATCGCACCTGCCGCAGTTTCTACCATACTGAGGATCGTATCCAATGCATTCGAAAACAGATGTGCAATAGCAGCAACCGGATCGTTAAATACATTCGCGAAGAACTCTGCAAACGAAGCGATCACATTCCAGAGTGTGGCAAATACATTGTAGCCAACTGCGTAGGTCATTCCGAAGACCTGTCCGACCCAGCCGCCGACTTCCTGCATCCCGATTCCAAACTGCTGTGCTGCGATCAATGCTCCCGCAAACAATGCCACCAGGAGCAGAATCGGCCAGTTCGCGGCCGCCCACGAAGCCATGTGAATTCCTGCCGCTGCTGCACTTCCAAGCGCTGCCTGGACCGCCTGTGCCTTCACAAGCAGGAATCCCAGCCCCACGGCCGCCAGGATCGGAAGGATCATATCCATGTTGTCGGCAACAAAAAGTGCCGCCGATCCGATCCCTGACAGGGCATCCGTTCCGACTTGAGCCATCACAGACAGCAGCGAGATCGCTTCACCGAGGATCTCCTGTCCCTGATCTGTCTGAATAAAATCATTCCAGGACTGTGCCATCTGCTTTACTTTATGCTGGACGATGTTCTGCGCCTGCGTCATCGCATCCGACAACGTCATCGGGATCGATTCAAACTTCTGGTTCGTCTGATCCGCCATATCAAGCAGCGCGTTCTTTACAACCTGAGCTGTGACTTTTCCGTCCTCCGCATACTGCTTGATGGATCCGGACGCCCATCCCATACTCTCCTCGATGGTCCTGGCGATTCCCGGAGCCGCCGCCAGAATGGAGTTTAAGTCCTGACCTCGCAGGACACCAGCCGCCATCGCCTGGGTAAGCTGCACCATCGCATTGCTCTGTTCCTGAGCCGACGCACCGCCGATCTTGAACTGCTTATTCACCTGCTCCGTGAATGCGATCAGCTCCTGGAAGAGAATGCATTTCCGGCATTCAGCCCCATCTTTCCGACTGCGTCTGCCGTATCGGAATAAGCCGCTTTGGAACGCAGTGCCGACTGATAGATCATCTCACTCAGTTCATTCGTTGTCTGAAAGCCGTCGTTCATAAGGTTTAAGCGGGCGTTGATCTGAGCCTGGGTGTCAGAGAAATCCAGGAAACTACGGACCAGTGTTGTCACACCGGCGGCCGCGGCAATCCTCTTGATCGTACTCAGGAGTTTGCCCGCTTGGTCATTTGTCTTCTGTGTCTCTCGTCCCAGACGTGACTGGTTTTCGATCGTATCGATCAATGCGGAATTGCCTTCCTTGATTGCTGCTGTCATCTGGTCAAAACCTTTTCCACTAATACTGTTGGCCGTGTCTCCCAATGCCTGAAGGGCAGCTCCCTGTTCCTGGATTTTTCCGCTGAGTTCCGTGATCTTCTGATCCAGGGTATTAAAACCGGCTGCCGCGATCGTATTGGAAGACTGCCCCATCATATTGATGGAATTGTTGATCCTTTCAGTTGCTCCCACTGCTGACTCACCAAGCGTTAAGAACCGGGTGAATGCAGCCGTAAATTCATCCGTCAAAACAAGATTTTCCTGTATTTTACCCATTCACATCGCCTCCTCACTTGTTTTTCATCTCTTTCGACAACCGGTCCATCATTGTAAACATAAGAATCTTTTCCCTCAATGGCCGTTTCTCAAAGTCTTCCGGGAAGATTCCAAGGGAGACAAAAGCAAAATAGCTTGTTTCTGTCTCCCAGTCTCCTCCCTCTAAAAGTTTTTTGCGGCATTCTTCAGCTCGCTTGCCATCTTGACATCGTTGATCTCAGAAACCGCATCCATGACAAGATTCTTTTCCCCGATCGTGAACATGAGGCCCGGCACCTCTGTCGGGTCCATGACACCATAGAAACTGCAAAGCTCTGCATCCTTGAGATTCGGTGTCTCCATGCAGGTCACGATCATCTCATTTATATAAGTCGCATTGTTAAAAACACCTTTTACAGTGTTTCTTTTTACGATCCTATCGTTTTCCTTCGGTGTGATCGCTTTTACAACAAACGGGATCTTCTCCCCTTTCTCATCCTTAAAGTTTTCCAGATAAAACTCTTTCGTCTTTCCGGCCGGAACCGGTCTTAAGTATGCTCCTAAATTTCCCATGTTTTTTTCTCCTATTTGCCTAACTGAGCTGGCTGGCTGTTAAATGATTTCAGTACCTCGAAATCGCTGAATGTGAACTCGATATCAATCTGAAGACTCTCCGCAGAATCATCCAGGACCGCGATCGGAATCTTCTTTAAGATGACGTTATAGAGCACAACGGTTTGGGTACCCAACGATGAGGATGGATCATCGTTCGTGATCTGGAAGTTGATCGTTGGGAATTTTCCGGTACGCTTAAACTCCGATAACAAAGTTAAAAACGTCGGGGTTCCATAATAGATCGTAGCTGATCCGGAATACTTTAATCCTTTGACCTTTTCCTGTTCTGTCAGTGCTCCGACAACCTTAAACTCGCCCGTCTGGATCTCAGCGTTGGAGTTAAATTTCTTCAGTCCAAACAGAAGCTCATTGCTTCCATTGATCACAGTAAAAGCTTTTCCGGCCGCGCCGCGGTAGGAATCCTGTGCGAGTAAATATCCTTCGTTGATTACCATATCTTACACCTCCTTACTCATTATCCGAATTAACAGACACATTTACTGTCATGTAGATCTTCTCAATGCTGTCTACCGGCTGGATCGCAACGTTTACGATGACCGCATCGATCTCGTTTCCTGCAAGAACCTCCACATCATCCGGTTCAAAATTCTGGATTCCGCCGTTTGCCTGCATCTCGTTTAAGTATCCAACGATCCAGCCTTTCAGAAGATTTCTTCCATCGTCGTTGTTATTGGTCTTTCCGATGTAATACAGGGAAAACTGCTTATAGACATCGTTGCAGAACTGGTTCAGGACACGCATCACGCGGTTCTTTGCAAAGCAGCTCTGTTTATCCACCGTGAAGCTTGTCAAGGTGTTGATATCTGTGCATACCTTGACAGTGTCAAAGGTATCGATAAACACGATCTTGCCCTTCTGGATTGCTTCCTCGATCTCTGTGTCGGTAAGCTTCGGGTTTGCCTCCACCGCGTTCGGGTATCTGGCGTATGTAAGAGACTGATTATACGGGGCGCCGGCCTCTGCTCCACCGAGCCACCAAGTCACCTGCTGCGGTGTCAGAACCATGCCGTCAGAAAGCTTGACACCGTTTCCGGCGGAGATCACCCACTCACTGTTACTTTCTTCCGCTGCCGCCATAACTGCCTGGCATTTGCGTCCCACGCGCTCCGAGATACGTTTCACGAAGGATGCGTATGCCTGGATAACGACCTGCTCTGCCCCGTCGTATACCACAACATCGAAACTGTACTTTTCAAGCGCCGTCAGAAATGCGGAGTAATCTGCATTGGCGATCGTCGGGTCCTTGCCTCCTGTGAGCGCCGTTCCTGCTGTCTTCGTGAAGGCACTTCCCGTTCCTGAGAATGTGACCCAGGCATTCGCTGTAAGCCCGGAGATTTCTGTGACAGTCTGTTCATCTACGGTACGTCCATCCACAACGGTAGAGACTACATAGGTGCTCTCCGCGTCCGGATCTTCCTGAACGATCATTGTGATATCGTTACCGCGGATTCCCTCGTACAATGCTGTGACCGTCAATGTTCCGATCGTTCCGGTTGCCTTGGCTCCGTCGGTTCCCTTTGGACGATACAGAAGGATCTTGATCGGACCCGGAGTCGTATCACTGCCTTTCATCATCTCCCGCAGGAACATTGCCTTCTCACTCGTGACGTCATATCCGATGTAAGGCGTTAAGTCCTCGCCCGGAATGATCGTCTGCATGACCTCACAGGGCC